CGCTCGTCAGGTGTGTGTCGGTGGCGGCCGTGCGCACAATAAAAGAGGACAACTTTGGAAATCAAATGCTTGACCCAGGACTTCCCGCAGGGAAAACGGGTATACGATGCGGACGGCGTAGCTCCTTCGCTGATGCACACCGCCAGCACCATGCGGTCGCAGGCCATTCTGGTTCGAGGGGGGGGCAGCGGCGTGAACGCTGAGAAAGACGTGTGCTGCATTGCATCCACCCAGACTAACGCCGAACGCCTGATGAATACAGCACCAACCCTGAGCCGTGACAAGGACAGAACCATTGTAGGCTACAACTCGTTCTGCCTTGCCGGGAACTTCGTTGATCGAAACACAAACCAAAATGGAAGTGGTGTCCGGGAAAATGCCTCGTTCACGCTGAACACGCAAGACCGTCATGCGGTGGCATACGATGCAAGAAACAGCCGTCTGAATGGCACGGTGAGCGGAACGCTCCAAGCGAAAGAATCGGGGGGATGGAGTTTGAATTACATCAACCCGGTCATTCAGCCGGATGTGCTGCGCCTGCCGGAATGGATCGTGCGCCGCCTGTTGCCGATGGAGTGTGGACGATTGCAGGGCTTTCCAGATGGATGGGGAGAAATTGCACCGCTGGCGAATGAAACGGAAATCCAGTTCTGGCGGGAAGTGTATCTGAGAAACTGCAAGATCAAAGGGCAGAAGCCAAAGAAGATAATTGCACGGGCAGATGGAGCCAGAAGCGATGCCGCTGTGAAGAAATGGCACGACGAGCTGCACAGTCCGTCGGCGGAGTATTCCATGTGGGGCAACGGCATGGCCTTGCCGAATGCCCTGTTCTTCGTCCAAAATGCTTTCCGGGAATTGGGGAAGCCTGCGGCGGAGGTGAAGCTGGGCAGCCTGTTCGATGGAAGCGGGACCATGCCGCTGTGTGCCGTGATGTGCGGCGGGCGGGCTGTGTGGGCAAGCGAAGTGGAGCCTTACCCGATTGCTGTTACCAAGACACACCTGCCGGAGATGCAACACCTCGGCAGCATAACGGACATCAAAGGCGGTCAGATCGAGCCGGTGGACATCATCACTTTCGGCTCTCCTTGCCAAGACCTGAGCATTGCGGGAAAGCGCAAAGGACTGGGCGGCGACCGAAGCTGCCTGTTCTATGAAGCAATCCGGGTCATCCGGGAAATGCTGTCTGCCACAGGCGGAAGGTATCCGCGCTTTGTCATTTGGGAAAATGTGCCGGGTGCGCTGTCGTCGCATGGCGGAAAGGATTTTGAAATTGTTCTCAACGAGCTTTTGCACCTCCGAGATTTTGCCGGAGGTGGAACAGATAAGCCTATTCGCCAGCATGGAAAATGGGCAAAGGCTGTGTCCTACGGAGCTGTTGCCTATCGAATTGTCAACGCTCAATATTGGGGAATCCCCCACCGTCGCCGAAGAATATATGCTGTCTGCGATACTCGTGGAGAATCCGCCACGATGGTCGCTTTTGAGCGTGGCGGCACTGAATGGCATTTTAGACCGTGCCTCCCGGAGGGGGGGCAGACCGTTGCCTGCCTTGCTCCTGACTGCTATTCATGGCATGATCGCATGGTGGAAGCAGGAAAGCTCCGAGGAGGGGCAGAACGAGCCTACACCCTGAAAATCCGGCAAGGCTGTGATGGCGGCGGCAAAGGTCCGCTGGTGCAGACGGAGCTTTCCGCGACGCTGGCGACACGCCAAGACCAAAGCCTGATCCAACGTGCTGCCGGGTTTGACCTTGGAAATTCTGGCGGAATCGGCTATTCAGAAGAATGCAGCCCGACACTGATGACCGGGGCGGGCGGAAACAAAACGGCTGTTGTACAGAATCAAAGACTGATGGAATCTCTGGTGCTAAACGACCAAGGCGGAAAAAACATGGATGTTTCTGTAAATGTAACAGGAACGCTCCGCGCACAAACACACGGGCACCCGCCTGTTGTGTTCCAAAAATCGGAGGATGAAGGAAATGAGACCTGATACCCTGTCGAAGCTGGCTGTATCTGTTGCGATTTGCGCGGCAACTGCCAGCAGCGTTGCCGTTGGACTGGCAAACAGCCGGATCGACGACCTGGAAATCCAGCGGGATATTTATAAATCCCGCGCGGAGGACTGGGAAGGAACCGCCGGAGTTATCGCCCAGTATGCAGACGATCTGGCGGACGAGTTGAAAATTAGGGGTACGCTGGATAAAAAGTTGGTTGTCGAGTATGCCGGGGTTTTCGAGTGTACCGCATACTGCACCGAGAAATACCAGCACATCTGCGGCACGGGCACGGGAATCACCGCCAGCGGGCAGCCAATCCAAGCGGATGTAACTGTGGCGGCAGACCAGACGCTTCTCCCTTATGGCACGGTGGTCTACATCGAAGATGTTGGAATCCGCATTGTGCAGGACAAGGGCGCATGGGTACAGGGCAACCATATCGACGTTGCCGTTTCCGGCAGCCATGAAGACGCTTTGAAATGGACAGGCTACGGCGAACACCGGGTCTGGATCATCAAGGAAACAGACTGAAAGGATGGAAAGCAACATGAAGGTAAGAAGAACCGAGAAAATCAAAGTCAACACGTTCCGGGTGGGTGATGTCATTCGCTTTAAGCTGTCCGATGGCGAGAAGGTGGAGATGCTGGCCGTCAAAGAAGAAAGTGACGGCATGATTTTCTGCTTTGTAGACTGCCTGGCGAAAGAATACAGCATGAACGAGCAGAACACCAATGAGGGCGGATGGGATGCCTCCGACCTGCGGAAAAAGCTGAACGGTGAAGTACTCGACCGCTTCCCCCGGAAAATCAGAAAGCTGCTGCTGCCTTTTGAAAACGGCGACCTGCTGCGGTTGCCGACGGAGAAGGAAATCTTCGGCTCAAACCCGTGCGGCGAAGATGAATCCAAAAGCGTGAGTCAGTGGAAGCCGATGAAGCAGCGGAAGAACCGTATCGCCTCTAAGGGCTTGAACGGCGGATGGGAATGGTACTGGCTCCAGAATCGGGTGCAGAACTCGGCAGCCTATTTCGCCTACGCGGCCTGCAGCGGGTTTTGCTACTACAGCGACGCCTCGAGTGAGGCTGGTGTCCGCCCCGTCGCCAAGATCAAGAATCCTATATCCGCACCTGCCTGTCAGGTGCGGAACGATGAAGACGAGCAGGAAGGTTGAGGTAAAAAGCATGGATGGACTGGTTAAAACTCTCGGTACGGTTCTGCTTCTGCTGGCCGCGGCAATTTGGGCGGCGGTTCTGCTGCTGGCACCCGCTGCACTGGCTAAACTCTGCTGGCTGTATCTGTTCGCATGAGGCTGGCCGGGATGAAAACGTATGAAGTGGTCTTGAAAGGCTGTGGCCGTGGCTTGCCGTGCTGGTTGATATACCGGGTCACGGCAGAATCCGCGGAAGAAGCTGTTTGCAAGGCGAAGAAGCAGGCTGCGGAACACTACATAGAATTTGAGTGGTTTGAAGTTCAGGCCATTGGAGAGGTACACACATGAAAATTGCAGCGATTGCCAAAGTAATTAAAGACCGTGGCTCCTGCCGCCTGTACAGGGTGCATGGCCAGGATGATGTTGAAACGAAGTTCTACATCGGCACAAATTCTGAAATCTACTCGCTGGAAGGGTTTCCTAAGCCGTGGAGCGAAGCAGAGGTTATGACGATGCTCGGAATCGAGAAAAAGAAATGGGAAGATGTGATATATACCGCATACGACTGCAACACCATTACGGATGTCTGCGGTCTGAACCTCGAAGATACTGTTCAGAATGAGGTTGAGTGCAAAACCAGCTATATCAACTTGAATATCGGCGGGGCACTTCTTATGGGGCTGACAGACCCGGACGAAAAGACCATTGACTTCATCGCCGCAAGCAGGCTGGTTCCCGTAATGGACGAAATCAAGAAAAGTGACTATATCAATTACTGCTTGCGGCATACGACGAGTGGTTCCCGGTACTACGTTATCCGGGACGGCATGATCGTGCGGGCAGCACTTCTGCCCATCAATCTGTCCGGCAATTTGCTGGAAACGCTGCAGAAGATGGTGAACATGGCACGGGAAACAGCGCGGCTGTGCAAGACGGAGGATAAAAAGGCGGAATGATTTTAGCGAAAGAGGCAATCGAGAAAGCTGTCAACTGGTGGGCAGAGAAGATACTCGAAGATCGGCCGCACAGCAATGGAGATGATAGCTTCACTTCCATTACTGCGTGTCTCCTTGCTGACATGGGGCGACAGAACATAACATCGGATCAAGCGGATACGTTCAAAAAAGCCTTGGCAAAACGCATGACGGAATACGCGGAAAGTGGGAGGTTCAACCACTTCTCCATTATGAGCGATTACGGTCCGTGCGGGATGCTGATCGATGCTGCCAATGAAGCGGGCATCAGTGCCGCAAACTTCCCGTTCAAGACAACGATGTTTGTTACGGAAAAAGATGGCATTATTGTACGCGATGGCTATGGCGCACCGGCCGTCAAGCTGTGGGGGTAATGTCATGGGCAAGAAAAAGAACGCGCCGGCAGAGATCGAGAAAGTCACCATAACCATGAGCCGCCCGGTGGCCGAGGCGGTAGCAAAAGCCTGCGAGATGTACCTTCGTCTGCACATGGGGCAGTTTGAAGACCTGACAGACGAACTATGCATGGCGAAGTTCTACGCCGCTCTGGAAAACGATTCGTTTGCCGACGAAGAAGAACGGGATGAAATCTTCCATATCTCGATTGACCGCCGGAACATTATGCAGGAAGAAGTGGACAAGCTGTACAAGAGATACGTCCTTTCCGCTCCGCTTGATTACTGCATGAGAATCCCGTACCGGGCAGAGCAGGTTTGGCTTGCGATCCGTCACGATCTGGCATGGCACGATAACCCGAAGGGCGACTACACGGTTCAGTATGACAAGCCGCTCAACCGTTCGGACCAGCCGCAGCCGATGGTGCAGCTGTACGAGGCACCCACCGAGGGAAAGCCTACCTGTGATGGCAAGTGCGCAAAGTGCGGGAGGTGCTGATATGCAAAGGATGTTCAAGGCTATATTTTGCGATATATGCAGGAGAGTTGCATTTCAGGAACAGCTTGAGGGTGGGTTTCAGGATATGCTGACAACGCAGGACTGGGTGACTGATTGGGAAGTGACCACAGATTTCAACGGATTCCCTTTGAAGTATCCAAGAGTAATTGACCTTTGCCCGCAATGCCGTGCAATGTACGGGAAAAGGCCGCTCGGGGTCGGAGGAAAAATACAGCATCATGTGTGAGGTATTTACATGAGAAAGAACGGCGCAATGTTCATCTGCAACCGCTGCCGCAAGCAGGTATTCGCAGAGCGGTTCGACGACGGAAAGTATGACAGCAAACCGCTGGACGGATGGGCACTTGATTGCGAAAGAATCTGTGGCGTTGGCGATCTGTGCCCGGACTGCTTCAAAGCGTACCGGGAGGCAATGGATGGATTCTGGAATGGTGGAAAACATGGAACCTGAAAAAATTTGCTGTAACTGCCGCTGGCATGAGGAGTATACCTGGGTCTGCTTCAATGGTCTGTCGCTGAACTGCACCGATGTCACCGACGTTGAGGACAGCTGCGAACACTGGGAAAAGCGGACGGACGAAAACGGCATTGAAGACTACGAGGTAAACTGAAATGACAACCAAGAGAATGAAAAAGCTCCTGATGGGTATGGGGCTGTCCCGGAACCAGGCAACCCGGATGATTCAGGAGCAGCGCACCGAAGGATCGAAGGACGTGAGCAACGCTCTTTACTTTCACGTCTTCCAAAAGGACTTCAATCTGATCGTGTCCAGCTGCGGCGGCGAGGTGCTGCCCTATCTCAACAGCTTCATTTTGAAGTGACTACAGGCTGAAGTTGTTTCCAGAGAACAAGCAAGCCCGTCGTAAAATTGCCGCCCTGACGAGGCGGCGAGGGGGTTGTATACCGAGGGTAAACTAAGGGACACGGGAGCAGCGGCTTGCTTAAAGTTTGCTTAAAGTTTGCTTAGAGCTTGATTAGAAGCAGCCGTTCCCGTGACGGGGGCACAGGGGGCAGCCCCCGTCTG